CTATTCAGCCTGACTTACCACTGCCGTTTGCTGCGCTTCCGATAGGGCCGCGCGAAGGCTTTCGCACTCGGCCTCGGTCGACGCCACCGGGAAGGCCCGCATGTTGACCAGCAGATCAAGCGGGGCGAGTAAGAGCCAGATCATCAGGTACCCTCCGGATAGGCTGGTCGTGTCGGCAACAGCTGCGTCGGGTCGCCGGATTGTGCGGAGATGATAGCTCGAAGAGCCTTGCGGTACGCCACCCACTCCGCGGGCAGTGCGATGCCAGCCTCATAGCAGCGCATCAGTGTGGTGTCGCTAGCAGAAAGGGCAGTACGGGCTTCTGTATATCTTAGTTCTGCCAACCTTTGCGCATGTCGGGCAGTATCCAGCTTCCAGCCACTTCCGTCCCAATAATGGCCCGCCGCAGGTGGTTCCGCGTCGATAGCGCTAATGTCAGCGGGAGTCTGCCCAGGACGCTGTATGGAAACCGGCTCGCCACTGGCCATCGACCATAGCGGTACCCCACGCCAGTCCGGCCGGATGCGCCATGATCCATTCCAGTCCAGCGGAACAGAGCCAGAATCATCGAGGAACAATGCCACCTCACGCAGACCGGCCTCCGGAACCGGGTTAAAAGTCGTGAAGGCTGGCCGCAGGGGGTTCCCTTCTCGGTCCATATTCGGTGTAAACGGTTGGCCGTTCGACTCCCCTGTTGCGGGGTCAAATGAGTACAGCAGTGTGTCGAGTGCAGCCATTACACGGCCCTCCCTGTAGCGATGATGGGCAGTACGATGCGACGTTTTACGTTGTTTTCGGGGCCACCGGTAGTGGACGTAAACCCGTACTCACTAGTACCTCCCACGGCATCCGCCGTGTCGGTACCGTCTGCTGCGCCAGTTGCATCATCTCGGCGTTGTGCGTGGTTATGCGCCTTGATCTCGTCCGTGCCCTCGGCGCCGAGCTGTCTGCCTGTCACCCTCAAGGCAACAGACGCTGCCGTGGCGGTTGCGGCGGCGCTGATCGTCACGCTGGTCGCACTATTGATTTTGGTGATGGTGGTGTTGGCCGGGATTCCTGCTCCTGAAACTGGAATGCCGACCCACAGTCCACGCGTTGAAGCGATGCCGGTCAGCACGTTGCTGGCATTAGTCGTCTTCGCCGTCAGCGTTGACTTCTCGTAGCCGCGACCGCTGTCGTAGCCACGCGTATGTAGGCCACGATCATCCGGTACACCGAAGGTGGTCGCGCTGCCGCCGTAGCCATAACCGAACGGAAAGATGGTTAGCACCTGTTCTCCGCTAACCATCGCGGCGGCCGAAAGCATGATCGCCGTCGTGCTGGTGATGCTGGACACAGTGGTTCCATCCGGTATGCCATCGCCTTCTACCGGCATGCCGACCCACATGTCCAGCGTGGTAGAAAGACCGGTGACAGTAGCTTGTCCACCGGTCAGCGTGCCGCTGCGCGTTGGGCACAGTGCGGCGAAAAGCAGTGGCTCAACTGTACGGCCGATTGCCGAACCATCACGCACCAGCGCCCAGCTTGGCGGTGACAGAAGTGGCCAGTCGAGCAGCAGGGCTGGGGATTTTAGTAGCGTTCAGAACCTGAGCCTGCTCTAGATTTACCGCATGATGGCTCTGGGTGGCAGCACCTACACTGAACGGTTGTTCGCTTGACCCAGACAATGCAGCAAACCTAGATGGGAGCGCCTTAATATCAGCTCCGATAGCGCCGATGGCAGCCTGAATATTCGCAAGCAGCGACATACTGCAGCCCCCTTACGCCTTGGCGGCGTTGTAGGCGGCAACGAGATCAACAGTCGGGTCGCCGATACCGATGTTCTGGCACGCCTGCAGCTGCTGGGCAGCAGTCAGGCTCTGCGCATCGGCAAAGCTAACCCGGTTGCCTACGGCGGAAAGCAGGTTGGCCAGAGCGGTGTCGTCACTGCCCAGCTTGGTCTCGATTTCCTTCAGTGTGTCATAGGCTGCACTGGCACCGCCTAGGATGTCCGATTTCAGCTGCGCCAGCAGGTCGGTCATCTTGCTGGAGGAGTACGTGGAAGTAGTCGACGCGGAGGTGTCGTTGATGACCGTCGTGGACTGCAGCGCGGCCTGTACCTCGTTGATAGCGGCGACCAGCGAGTTTTTGGCGGTCGTGGTCAGCGCGGCCGGATTGCCGACGGCGGCTGTCAGGGATTTGACATCGGTTCCGAGCGCCCGGGCCAGCAGCGTCAGTTTGGTGTCTAGGGACATGGTTTGGGTCCTTACAGTTTGGCAATTTGGTAGATCAGGGTGAGGTCGAGATCAAATTCGGCGGTACCAGAGGCTCCGGGTGGGCCGGGTGGACCCTGCTCTGCCGAGGTGGTGAGCACCTCGCGCTCGATGGCCGTGGTTTCCAGCACCTCGACCTCGATGCCGGGCACCAGCTCGATGATTTCCGGGTCGCTCATGGCGCCAGCACTCCCGGTTTCACGATGATCGTCCCGGTCATGACAAGGTCCACGCGGCGTGGATCGGGGCCGGGCCAGCGCACCCGCAGGTTGAAGACAGCAGAACGCCGGGCGTAGGTTCGGGTGATGACTGATTCGATGCGGATGGTGAAGGTACTATCCGTGACGGTGATGCCAATGCCGGTGGTCAGGTACAAGAGCGTGTCCGTGGCCCCGGCATCAGACTTGGCCACCAGCTCGAACTCCGCCCCGGTCAGGTCAACAGGCTTACCGCCTGCCGTCCACTGCCGGGACTTTTCGAAGGTGCAGCCCGGGTGATCTCCAGCGGGTCGGGACGGGCATACGGTTTCATGGGGTTCCTAAAGCAAAAACGCCGAACAATGTGGATTGTCCGGCGTCTGGTGGCTTCAGGGAGGTGGGAAGGGGTTCGGTGAAGTGCGCGTGGTATGTCTTGGAACGGCAAGAAAAGGACGAATGATTCTGGGACTAACTCGCGGTTTTTTGTCAGCATACAGAAATAGGAGCCTTAGTCTGTGTGCAAGAGTTAGGTGCAGTCTATGGGTTTTATTATGCCGATCAAGCAGCGTGTATGCTAAATTATGACAATTAATAGCGTTGCTTTTACTTTATCAGGCGATAGTTAGCATATTAAGAATTAGGCTAAAAATTGTGCATTTATATAGGCAGGTATCTTCTCTATGTCCTACACAAAGAAAGCATGGAAGCGCCGATTGGCGGAACGGAGCGATTTATCCTCTCAAGTTGTTCACTTAACACGAAACACAAAAGATAAGACGGTTGTCGAGGTTCTATACAAAATCGTTTCGGATGCAAAGCTTATAGGGAGTTCAACGCAGAGCGGATTCATTTGCGGTCCGATGCCTGCAGTATGCTTCCAAGATGCTCCTTTGACAGCTATCTGCCAAAACGTATTTTTTGAACAGAAATACAACGAGGGAAAGCAAGACCCTAAGAGGCGATACTTAGCCGTTGGTCTTGCCTTCCCGAAAGACTATGCCTATGCGAAGGGCGCCAGACCAGTAATCTATGATAAGACCTCTGAGGCCAAGAGGTTTCTTCCTGCGGATCAGCAATGGCGGATCGTCAATTTCGATCTAAGCAACGAAGATTCGTTCATTGATTGGACACACGAATGAGAATGGCGGATACCGGTAACTTCAGTTTTGACCTCAAAGAGGCAACCCTTCTATTCGTAAACGAATCAGCATACAAAGCATTCTTGGAGAAATGTGCGGCCGAGGGGAAGAACTTTGTCGAGTTGGTTCGCGGAGTTGTGGTAATGGATAACCTTCTCTACTGAGCAACGCAATTACCGGTACCTAACCATTTATCCAGCACCGATTAGGCGAAAAATCCGTGCAAGGACAGTTGCCTCCACGTTAATGTCCGTGGTCAATCGACTGCCACCAGACTATACCTTGATAAGCATGGCCTGGTACCCCCTACACAAAAAACACGCTCTGGTCGTTCGGGTTATCTGACAGGAAGATCCTGTCCGGGGAGATGGCCCGGACGTAGCTGGCGTTGGCGTTCTTGCGCAGGATTTTGTCTTCGGGAATGACCTGCTGGGTGGTCAGGTCGTAGTAGACGTGGTGGTCGACATGACTGGTTGACTCACTGATCGTCAGCGGCATGACATTCAGGGTGTGGCTGCCGTCCGAAAAACTACCGGCATTGATATCACCGGTGCCGATATCAATGCCGATCAGGCTGTGCGTGATTTCCAGCGCTTAAGCAGGTCAAAACTGTCGGTGCCGTACGGCAAGATTTCCCCGGTATCTTGCCGACGCGACCAACCATCCTCTGCATTTTTCCGATGAAAATCAAACGAAATGGACCCGATTTTCTGGCTGAAGGTGTAGTCCTCCAGATAGTAGCCGTACTCGACGATGTACGGCGTCCCCATCGGGTGGCCCACCCCGTCAGAGGTCGGATACGTCAGCTCTTCCCTGACTTTGACCATTTCGACGGTACTGGTTGTTCTGACATAGAAGTCGACCGGTACGACTTTGCCCGCTTCACTCAGGGTATAGAGCGGCCCTTTGTAAAAATACGTCCATCCTCCTTCTTCTACGTCAACCCGCACCCGTCCAAGCTGTTGAATCGTCATCGTCACATCGTAGCGGGTCTTATTGATGCGGTACGGGTCGCTGACATTGTCCGTACGGGCCACGCTGGTCACGTTGACCTGGTAGTAATAGCGCCGGGTGCTTCTCAACAAGGCCGTCTTGCCATCTTTTGAGGCCATGACCCACTCGTAGTCGCTGTCATCGTCCTCGGTCTTGGTGATGGTGCTATGAACCACGACGTTGGGCTGGTAGGTGTACTCCCGGTCATCGGCGTAGCCTCCCGCCCCAACCGTGAGTTTCAAGACTTCGCCGGGAGCGATGGGGTACAGCCAACAAAGCCATCCACCACCAAGACGATGCTTGCCGCCATACACCGACATCTGCGGCCCGGATGTCCAGATATCGTTTCGGGCACCGGGCACGTTTTTAGGGGCGTTCGGTACCGTGGTGACATTCATGTACACGGGGCTGCCACCAGTAAGAAATCCACCATAATTATTCAGTTTGCAATCAAACGGATTGATGCCCTTCCATGGAAACGTTTGGCCGTCATCACGGAACAGCGTACCGGTGGAACCAAACCCGGTGATGTTTGAATATGGGGCATCTTTGTCTGGGGTAACGACGACATAGCCACCGCCAATGAATCCGTATTGGGTCGGCTGGTCGATCATCATGCCCCCTGTTTGAAGGTGATGGTGACGGGTGACCCAGTGGGGTTTCCGCTGCTGTTTGACTCGGCAATGGTCAGGGTTTTGATCGGCACTATTCCAATCCGGAACAGCCCGTCATGGGTAAAGTAAGGTGTGGTGTCGGTGGTGCTGTCGTAGAGCGTCCGGCCGGTTTCCACATAAGCGGATGCCAGTCCCGCCAACGTCTGGCCAGTCCCACTGCCTTCCGTTGCTTTGCCACGAAATATCCCGCCGGGAATGCCGCCGGGGCCGCTGGCGGGCGGTAGGCCGTTATCGGTCTTTTGGCTGGATTGCCGGGCCAGTGCCTGGGCGACTTCGGCCGCTTCTTGTGCGCTCATTCGGGCCATGGTTACACCTCGTAGATTGCGTTGCTGACCAGTGAAAGGTTGGCGTACTGTCCATCGTCCAGTCCGGCATCTTCAACCTGCAGCCACAGTGCTTGCATGCCGGACACCACTTGCCCGATGGCCAAACTGGCATTGCCATGGGCGAGTTCTGACAGCGAGTTGGCCAGTTTGACCCGGCTGGCCGGGAGACCGGGGCCGATGGCTTGAGCCGTCAGGGTGATGGTTTCGCCACTGGGCGTCATGGCCACCTTGCTGCCATCGGTACCGACCCAGATCCGGGTGACGGTGCCACCGGCCAATGCCAGGCTGGCCAGCGGCTGGTGACGCTCGGCGTCACGATAAAAGCCGAATGTCAGACGACTCATGAGCGGAACTCCAGACGATCGACAGGGATGGCCACCGACACGGTGTAGGCCAGTTCACGCGAGACCGGGTCGGTGAGGTATACCGGAATCTCCGGCACGGCGATGGCCACTTCATGGGGGTATTCCGAGGCGGCATCGCCACTGGCTCCCGTGGTATAGCCGGTGGTGCTGGTGCTGTACTGGCTACGCCCCTCGAGGCAGGTGCCCAGATCCGCACTATCCGCTTGGGACTGGCTGGGCAATGCCTCCAGCTCCGGGCTTTTAGCGGGTCGCTATCAACGGTACCAACACCGATCAGGCCCGAGATGGCCAGTTCGACGGCGGCCAGTGCGCTACCCGCCGTCAGGTCATAGGTTTCGGTCAGGCGGGCAATCTTGCCGCTGGCCAGCAGGTCGGGCCGGTCTACTGTGATCGCCCGCGAGGTGTCTAAAACCGGGTTAATCGGAAGCGTGAATTTAACGCGGGTTAAGCGGTGGGATTCCAGTATCTGGCGCCGGGCAATGGCGGCCAGTGTCTGGATGGCCAGATTGGCCTCCTCTCGGGTGGCATCGGCCAGACTGGTGAGGTCGACCGAGGTGGTGCCCACTTCCGGCAGCATGGTGGTCGAGTCTGTCCAGGCGGAGGCGTCGAACGCACTGCCTGAGCATCGATGCTGGCGGTCTGCCCCTGTTTCTTCATCTCGCCCAGCGCGGCAATGCTGTCCGGTGCCTTAACGGTGATCCGCCAGCGCTCGGTCAGGGTCTGCACCACCCGCTTGGCAATGGCGATCACCGCCGACTCGCAGCGCGGATCGTCTTCGGGCTTGCCGGTGTAGTCGTTACGGTACCAAAGCACGGCGGCGGCATCGCTCGGGACGGTTTCACCGTCATGCAGATTGCCACTGCTGTCGATATAGCCGACATAGTGCTGGCCTTGTAGCGGTGGCGTGTAGAACTCGGAGAGCAGCTTCCAGCCGCTGGAATCCACGGCTGACTTGAACAGCGACTTCTCCGGCAGTTTGTACGGCTTGCCGTTGTTGCCTTGGGCAAAGGCGGCATAGCTCATGCCCATCGACCGGTATAGGTGCGGCGGTATTCGTGCAGGCGTGGATAGCGATATTGCAACGAGCAGTCGACGACACGCTCTTGCGCGGCCTGACCAATGATCGCCGTCCCTTTGCCATTCCGGGCAACTTGAAATGGCGTGCCCCACATCGTGCACTGGATAGTGCCGTAGGTGAGCGTGACGCACGGGGTATAGCGGCCATCGGCCGGGGTTTCGTTACCTTGGCCGACCAGTGGCCACCGGCGCTTACCGTGGCGGTCAGAGTCTGACCTCCTACCTTCACCGTTACGGTCATGCCGGGCGTGGCCACGCCGGTGAGCGTTGGCTGGGTGCTGGTGGTCAGGGTCTTGCCGTCCGACAGTTTGCAGATCGCCGTGGTACTGATGGCCTGTTCCGACTCGTTGTCATTGGTGACCGGGTTGATCACCGACTTGTGGCTGCTGGGCTGAATCGACAGCGATTCATCGACGATATCGCCCGCATGCAGGGTCAGGCTGGACGCCAGCCCGGCCCATGGTGTCAGGCGCGGATTGCCGTAGACATCCAGATCATAGGCAGCGGGAATGGTAGAGAGACGGTCCGTGGCGTACTGCAGGCTGTCGGCGTAACGGGCAAAAACATGTTGAGACCAGTAGCCGCCCAGCAATGCTTCCAGCTCGGCCCGGCTGGACAGAGCCAGCGACTCGCTGCGCCGGTCACGGGCATGCAGGGTGACAAAGTCACGATCCTGGCCAAACTCGGGCGTGTCCACGATGCCGGTAAAGCGTCGCTGCCAGCTGGCCAGCACGTTGGGGCGCATCTCGACCACCAGTGGCTTGCCGGTCAGGTCAGACAGGCTTTGCCCGGTCAGCAGCAGCTTGACCGTGGCGATACGGGAGGCAGACTCCTCCGCTTCGATGACGACCGACCCGGTCAGCTGGTCGGTGATGTCCTGGTCAGCGAGTAGAACACGGATATCCCAGATCGTGGCGGCATCCGGCTGGGTATGCGCAACGGTGACCAGCAGAGGCAGGGAAACGGTTTCGCCGGTGATGCTCTCTCCGCTTACCGTACCGAATGGCGTCTGGCCAAACGTGGTCAGGCCGAACATCACTGAGGCACTCCACCACTACCGTCTCCGGTATACCCCGGGGGCAGGTCAAACCACGGCATCTCACCACCCAGCAAGGTGGATTGCAAAACGACGTACGATGCCTTTGTTTGGTAACACAGCAAAATAAGGGCGGTGGCCGTTGTGGTGTCATCAATAGTCGGGAGGGTGAATGACGTTCCATCCGGATTACAAAGCGGTGGGGATGACCCCATGACCGGCACCCATTCACCGCCACGGATGAGATACGGTAAGCAAGCCGGTGCAGTGTTCACCGGGCGTTGCACGTCATACGAAAACAGCGGCATGTAGACCCGGCTTCCGGCCGGGATCGTCATGCTCACATCCGGCACAGCACCGGTGGCCATATCGGGCATATCGCCCCAATAGATCGAAGGGCCTGGGCTAAACAAGAAAAATGGCTTAGCGAATCATCGCTCCATCCTCACCGATCCACTCAATGACGACTTCGGCACTGGTGCCGGATCTCGTCTTGAGCTGATTATCTAGCCCGATCCAGTCAGTCAGAACGGGACTGTTCATGCCGTTTGGCGTCCAGTCCGCCGCCAGTGTAGTTTCCCATCCATCCATATAAATGGATCGCCCACTGATGGCGGGGATCATTGGGGTGTAGGCATCATTCGGGAGTACAGTCGCCATCATTCTTCCTCTATCGTTATGGTCCAGCCCCACGTAGCCGAGCGCGGGTCGGTGTCTTCCGTGATTTCCAGATAGCCGGTGAGCCGAGGCCAGTACACATACATGCCGTCGCGGATGACGCCGGGCACATCCGGGCGTTCAGAGACCGGAGTGCCAATGGGCACGGCGCGCGGGGCGACGCAGTCAATGGTGTGCACGATGCTCCGGTCCAGCCCGGCCAGCGGGAGCGGTGCCCAGCCGGTACCGGAGAGTTCGCTACGCATCTTTTTCCAGCGGGATTGCAGATGGCCACGGCCATTGCTCATGCGCGTCAGGGTGCGACCGCCAAGGGTCTCGTAACGCTGGGTGACTTTAACGGCGGCTTTAACCGGGATTAACACGCCGTCGATGCCGAATGTCAGGGCATAGTCGTGGACGTTCATGGTGTCAGCCCCTCTTCAGGTTCATGAGTTTGGCGGCGGCCACCAGCTGCTTCACCGCATCCTCGCTGCCGGAGAGCGGGACCGGGTCGGACTGGCCGGGTAGATGGAGATTTACCGGTCGAAGTGAACCGGATGAATGTGCCGGTTGGATCGTTGGCATGCTATCCAACGTATTACGGATTAGATCTGCAGGTTGTTTCAGGCGAGAGACAATGCCCCCTGATGCATAGCCACGCCAGCCCTGAAGAGCCTTCAAGCCATAGCGGTTAACCCGGTCAAACAATGCCAAAGCCCCCGGCTCGCGGGTAACTTCCTGACGCATTACAAATTCGTCAGCGTGAACAATACCAGCGGGTTGATATTTACCACCCGGACCCGTCCAGCCACCGGTATCAAAAGTCGATAGTGCGATTTTTACTAGATCATCGGTGGATGCCCCTGCCGCAGCCGCCTTAGTGACCTGTGCTTGCAGACTGGTATCGGGTGCCGCCGCATTCTTCTGCTGCACACTAACCGTGACGACCTTATCTTGGATTGAATCGATCTGATCCTTGAGTTCTTGCACCTTCGTTTTGGCTTGTTCAACATCGGCATCTACCTTGATCTGGTTATCTGCCGCCATTAACTTTGCCAAGGTTTCTTCAACCGACTTAACGTTGGCATTGGCATCATTCAGCTGCTGCTTCAGCTTATCGATACCTTTGTTCTGTTCGGCCAGCTTGGCTTCCTGATCCGACTTCTGCTGCTCAGTGTCGGCAATATCAGCCTTACTGGTCGAATTGGCCTGATCAATCGCTTTCTTGGCTAGTTCCTCCGCCTTTTTGTTGTCTTTAATGCTTTCCGCCAAGGACAAGGCATCTTCAGCAGCTTTTTTGGCTCCTTCATAGTCGCCCTTGTTACGAAGGGAGCTGGACTGACTAATTTTTTCGTCTGTTTGTTTTGCGATGTCCTTTTGCTGATCATCTTCTGACATGCTCCGGCGTTGGATGACACGCAGCCTATCGGAATAGGACATGTTGCTAGTGACCATTGCCTCCTGTTTTTTCTTGAGGTCAGCATTGATCTGTTTGATCTTATCAGCTGTTTGCTTGGCGGCTTCCTCCTGCTTGTGCAAGGCGTCTTTGACAACATCAACCTGTTTTTTTGCCGACTCGACCCATGCCTTACCTTGCTCCATCTGCAAGCTAGTAGAGGTGGCCACATATGCTTGCTCAGCCGCTGTCAGCGTTTGCAGTGTGTGGATTTTGTACTTGATGCTTTCTTCATAGGCTTTGATATCCGCTTCTTGCTGTTTTTTCTTCTGCGCGGCCAACTTACTCGCTAAGTCTGCCTCTGCTACATTCAACTGCCCCTGCAGTTCATCCCGCTTGGCAAGCAAATCGTTGATCTGTTTCAGTTGAGTAATCGCGTCAGCATAAAGATGATTCATCCTGGCTGCGTTTATGGCCTCGGGTGAGTCCCACTGTCTTGCGCTTTCCTGCTCCATCCTTGCTTGCCAATAGGCTTTAGCCTGATCCAGTTTTTTGGCGTACTCTTCGCGCTCCTTGACCGATGCTTTAGACAGTTTTTCAGAACTCTGTACGACGGTGTTAGCGTAGTCTTTAGTCGTTGCTATTGTTTGATCCAGCGCGGCTTTACGTGCAGATACCGAATCTTGCATATCCTGATTTTCACGCCATAGCCGATACAACTCGGTCAACTTGTTGCTGGTCCAAACCACCTCAGCCACAAATGCTGTCAATAACGGCACGGCCGCCATGGCCGAAGCCCCAACAGTCCCCAGTCCTGCGCCAAGTTCTACCGCACTGACCGAACTGGAAACGGCCAGCGTAGGCAGTTTCGAAAGCACTCCGGCAAGGCCACCCACACCGAGAATATTGAGCAGTCCGGATACAGCTACACCGGCAGCAGTCATCCCAGCTAAAGCAAGGCCAGCATCCTTGATCGGCTCAGGCAGGGCATTAAAGGACCGCAACATATCCGTCAGAAAGTTAAGGAATGGCGTCGCTGAGTTCACCATGTCACCAAACTCAATCTTCAGCTCCGAGACGGCCCCTTTGAATTCCGTTCCACTATGCTTTGCCGTATCGGTTGCTTTGCCGTAAGCCTCCATCGCCACACCGCCAACATTCCCCATCTTGACGACTTCATTGGCGAGTTCCTGGTAGTGCTGTGACAAGGTTAATACCCCGCGCGCACCCTCCATATCCGGGACGATGGACTTGATAGCATCGATGCCAAGGTGCTTATCGGTAATTTGCTTAATCGTACCGGCCAGCCCATTCCAAGTGATTCCTAACTCACCAAGTTTGTCTTTGGCTTCTTTTGATGGTGCCGTGAGCTGGGTAATTGCCCCGTTAATTGAGGTAATGGCTGCCGGAGTCTGATAGGCCTTGTTGGTTAACACGGCAATGGCGGCCCCCAACTCACTCAGCGGTACTTTTGCACCGACTGCCGTTGGCAGGACCAAACCGATGGATTGCGCCAGTGCCGGGAATTCCGTTACACCGTCCTTGATCGTTTGAAACAGGATGTCGTAGATACCATTCAGATCTTCAGTACCCTTCCCATAGGCATTCATAATGCCGAGACCGACCCGAACACTGGTCCCCACATCCGTGAATCCGCCCTTGGCTGCAATTTGTGCTTGGTGCAGTACCTTTAGTGAATCCGTTGGCCGAGTAAAATCCATTGATCCGAAGATATCGGCCAAGGCATACGCCGACTGAGTGGCATCGACCCCCATACTCTGCGCCAGATCACGTACCCCTTTGGTTAGATTGGGAAGCTCTTTCGTCTGAGCGCCTTCCAACTGGGTATTCACCTTGGCCATGGCCTCTTCAAAATTGGCGGCATACTGCGAGGCTTCTTTGGTGATGTAGCCCGCAGTCAGTCCCGGTGCAACCTGAGTCCCGATCTGACGGAGCTGAGAGGCCACTGGGGGCAGACTGGTCGCTGAAACATTCGACATCTCTTGCTTCAGCAGGGCAATCTTTGACTTTGCCGACTCAGCGGCACGAGCCAGCTCTGCCGATGAAATTTCGCCTGACCGAGCCAACCGTCCGTAGGCGGCCGCAACAAGATCAATCTCCCGCTGTATGTCTTTCTGGCTACGGATGTTGAGTACCTGTTCAGCCCGTGCAATACGGGCTGAGGCGAGCTGGCGAGCGCTATTAATGGACTGACTTTGTTCAACAGATTGCTGGGCAGCTTCCAGTACTTTGCTGTCAGCCGCATACGCCTGCAACTCCGCGCGAGACTGTTTAAGAATTACCGCTTGCGTACCGAGTTGACCGGATAAGGATTTCACCACGGCCTCAGCCACACCTTGCAGTTTCTCCAGCGAAGTAATGGGCGATGTGGCTTGGCTGGTCGCCTGTTGATAGGCCTCCAGTTCGTGTTTGGCTTCAGCTAGCTGATTGGCCAGGTTTTGGAAATCACGGTTTGCCGCTGAGAACAACTCCAGCTTACTGGCCATCTCTGGCCAACGCTTGATCATGTCCTGATAGCGTGCCTCAGCCTCTTTCAGGCCAGATAGAAACCCCGCAGGGTTTAGCTGCAGGGCATAAGCCAGCGTTGTGTTACTCATGATTTCTCTTGTTGATTGATGTCATCAATGGCGTCTAAAAAGAAACGCCAAGGGAACTGCTCAACATGCGTAAACCCGCGCTGCATAAGGCCACGCATGTTGCGTTCTAATCGACTGAGTTGTTCGGAGGGGTGATCAGCAACTTGGCCATGTCGGTCGTCATCTTCGCCTGATGTATCCGCCCCTTCATCCCGAAAAAAAGCGGATTCAACTCCCGCATGGTATCGACCACCTCGGTCAGTTCAGACTGAGTCAACAAGTCCATGCCTTAACCTCATCAAGATCCGTCATGGCTAGCACATCGGTTAATGTCGGTACAGGCAGCAGCCAATTATTCATTTCCATCCGGCTGCGTTCCTCTGCAGAGCAATGTAAATCGGCATCTGATGGACCGTTATGCGCGGTGATCAGCAAAGCCCGTATTTCTCCTACCGTCAGCTCTTTCACCAAAACTCCAGAGCCAATTTGCAGGTTCTTTTGCACTCGCATGAAAAACTCCAAAGGCGATGCACAGCCATATGGCCATGCATCATGTAATGATTACTTCATGAGGGTTTCACGTACCCACTGGGAGAGGCCGTCACCGGTCTGCAGCGGATCAGACAGCACTTCGAACTTCAGGCTTGGCACCACGGAAGTCCTTGCCCAGCAGGGCATACTTGTCGGCAAAGCCAAACTTGCCCCGGAAAATCTCCACGGCCACCTCTTTACGGTTGGCCTTGTTCACCCCATGGAAGATGAGCGAACGCTCTTGGCTGGAGAGCTTACCAACCAGTTGACGATGTCGGCCTGCTTGGCCTTGTAGCTGACCTTGATCTTGGTGCCGTCAGCGATAGCGCCACTTTCCAGAACAAAGATGCTTAAGAGCGGTCGGCAGGTAGTCTTTACCGGCCACATAAGGGGTTGGATTCGCACCGGCTTCATCAGTCACAACAAAGTCACCGGCGCCGATTTTTTCCAGCGGGACCAGCACGCCCTTGTAGGCCGTCTGTACTTCATCAGAGATGGCCTCTTCCGCCCGCGTGGTGGCCACGCCCATGGTCATCTCAGCGATGATCTCCGGCTGGAAGGTCTTGATGTCCAGATCCAGCGTGACGGCTTTCACCGAGTACATCTTGTCGTAGTTGCCACGGCCGCTGTAGGCATCCGGCAGTTCCCGGGTTTCCTGCTCGATTGTCAGGTTGGCGGTATCGACCATGGCAAACGGCTTGTACTTGTTTTCGCCATAGGCCGACATCAGCATCTGGCCAGATACCGAATAGGTGTGCTTTTCAGTCGAGGTAAGAATCGGTGCGTAACTCATGCTTCATGCTCCGTAGTGGGGGTAACGGTTGCCTTGGTAAGCGTGGCTTGGCGATGTTGTGGCGGTACAGCCAGGGCAGCGGTGCTCGAAGACACCACCAGCTCATGGCCAACCGGGTATTCGGTACCGGCGTTTTTGTGCACTTGTAGCAACTCAACGCGCTCGCGCTGGGACGATCCAGCCATGTTTGCCTCCTTTCAGGCGTAAAAATCGGCGTTAAACATCAGCGGGAAATACCCCCAGTCACTGAGGTACATGGCAGCAGGAGGTGTTGCCGCTTGTAGCGGTTCATATCGCGCGGTGTCCGGCAACCAGTCCAACAGGGCATCGCGGACGTCCGCCAGCAGCTGGCCCGCCTTGGCAATCATCTGATCCGGGCTACCCTGTACAGAGGCCACCACCATCCACTGCTGCACGATATGGTTCATGCCATCCATGCTCTGGCTACCGGATGGCAACAAATCCCGGACATAGATCACATACAACGAGGGAGAGATTTGTTCGCCACTGGTGACATCGCTCATCTCCCCGCGCAGGGCGATCTGGCGCACGTCACCGATTTGCTGTTTTAGCCGGGCCACGATGCTTGGCCCCAGTGCGAGGTGATTCGGGCGCATCAGTAGTCCTTCATGCTGTGGCGGGAGAACTTGCGCCGAGGTCCGGCCATGACGACCTTGCCGGTTGAGCTGACCGGGGTTTCCGGCACCGGCAAGCCCAGAGAAACGACGCCATTGGCCACGTCCTTGAGCCACTTCACCCCATCGTCGTAACGCTTGGTCACTTCCTCGCCGGGCTGGCTGGCATAGAGGAAATAGCGCACCAGGTCAGCCGCCACCCGCTCCAGCGATCCCGGCACAAACGGCACCGGCAAGGTGTAGCGTTTACCCAGATAGGAGTTCACCAGCTCGGTGGCATCACTAATGGCGCGGGCCACCTTGCCCTGGTCAATTTCGCCGGTGTTGGTCGGGTCGGTCACACGCAGCAGGAACTCGCGGCCGAAGCGATCTTCGAGACCTTGTTGGGTGATGTAGGGAGTAGAAGTCGTCATGCCCGCATTGTGCGGGCATGGGGGGAATGGCAAAGGCAGGAAGGGGTTCGGCAAAGCTGTATATGCCAAGAGTATTGACACCTTTAGCCATGCGGTATCACTATTATTAAGTATGTGTAAATTTCAATAATACAATTTTATTGTTTCTGTTAATAAACTTACAGTGCAAATCATGCACAAGAGGGAGAACTGACTTGAAATTTATTCTTGCTGTCTTAATTGCTTTCACAGCGGCAGGATGTGCTACTCATAAAGAGACTTTTACATCCACTAATCCTAATGAACTTTTTATTGGCAAAAAGCCTGATGGCTATCCAAAAACCTATATAGAACCATATCCGGGATACCCTGGATTTTGTCTTGATGTAAAAGAAACACTAAGAGAAGATCATTTCAAAGGTCAGACAATTTGGCTTAAGGATAAATATCTAAGAAGTGTGGATTGCCCACAATAATATTCCTTAGCCATACATCCCCGTCCACCGGCGATGTATGGCGTTCTTTCCCCTAGCTAAAATTCCGAATTACCAACTCCCCCGTTTCCTTGCGGGTAGCCGTTCCTCCCACCGTATAGCAGATCCCAACTCGCTCCATGGCCAGCCCGGCAAACACTTCCCGCATGGCGGGCACGTCATTGATGGAGATGATCATCTTGCCTTCGATGGTTCTGGCCAGCTCGGCCAGGCGTTGGTATTGCTCCATGCCGAACGCGTTGCCATAGCCCTCGGTCTGCCAGTACGGCGGATCGCAGTAGAACAAGGTATGGGGCCGGTCGTACTTCGCTACGCATTCGGCCAAGTCCAGATGCTCAATGTACGTCCGGGCCAGCCGTAGGTGGGCGTTGGATAGCTCCTCCTCGAGGCGCAGCAGGTTCAGCCGGGGCGCACTGGTGGTGGCGGTGCCAAAAGTTTGGCCGGTCACTTTTCCGCCAAACGCCATTTTCTGCAGATAAAAAAACCGGGCGGCCCGCTGGATATCGGTCAGCGGCTCCGTGCGGGTCAGTTGTAGCCATTTGAACATTTCACGGCTGATCAGGGACCATTTGAACTGCCGCACGAACTCTTCAAGGTGATTGGCCACAATGCGATACAAGTTCACCAGTTCACCATTCAGGTCATTGATGACTTCGGTTTTGGCTGGCGCCTTCATGAAGTACAGCGCGGCGGCACCACAGAACGGTTCAACATAGCAGGCGTGTTCGGGGAACAGCGGCAGGATGTGCTTGGCCAGACGGCGTTTGCCGCCGATCCATGGCACAAGGGGGTTAGCGTTAGGCATCAGGTATGTCCTTTTTATTGGCACTCCGGTGCTCGGGTCGTGGCTCGTGGCCCTGAAATGATTCAGTGCCCGGCATCGCGGGCACTTGATGGAGAGTTCGGTATAGCGGCCTTCGGCCAGTTTGCGGCCGCAATGGCCACAGCGGATGTCTTCCAGTGGGGTATTCATACTCTGCAAGTGCAAATAAACCCGCTAAACTGTCCAGGCTTTCGTGCACGAAAGTGACAGCCTCGGGTTGGCTTGCAGCTCACTCTGCGGGTCAGCTGTCCGGGTGGGTGTTCGTAGCACCCACCCGGTCGCTGTCTCTCTATCGCCTTCCGGCGACGCTTACTTCAGCTGCAATTCCACCAGCACACCCGGACGCAAGCACAGCGGCAAGCGGTTGGACTGGGTATGCAGATCCACGCCCCGGTCAAAGTCGGTGTTCTTGATCTTGGCGTAGTAAGGTTGGCCGATGGTGCCCACCGCTTCGACAAAGTCACCCGGCGCATCGTAGATGCGGAAGGTCGACATGGTGCCCAGCGGGACGACATGGCCATGGCCTTGGTCAATCAGCCGTTGCGTGCTCTTGCCATCCGCCGTCGGTACTTCACCGGTGTACTCTTCGAACGTCAGCCCGCCAAACTTGAAGCCATTACGGGTGTCTCCACCGATGTTTTCTTGTGCCGCCGCCCAGCCCGGAAGGCTTTTTCGACATTGGGGTGCGACGTCAGCGCATCAAAGAAATCCGCGTCGATCCATGCCTTGATACCGGTGGAAATATCGCCCAGCAGGTTCTTTTCAACGTGGCGGCAGACATCGGCGCAGGCTTTTTTGACGTTGAAGGCAGGATCGGACAGCTTGAACTCAACGACTTTCTTCTGGATGCTGAATTCCTTGAACAGGTCATACATCAGCTCGCCATTACCATCCAGAATCTGCCCCTTCGCCGCCCCCAGCATCATCCATTCGTGGGTCAGATCGTGGCGGGACTTCATATCCTGCAGGTGGTCGTTGACCACGCTGGCCACGTCAGCCACCGGATCGGTCGAGCCAAAGCCGCGAGACCCCATCAAATCGGCCGACAAGATCGTATCGTCGTGCGGGATATGTGGCACACCGAAGTAACGGACGTTGCGCGGGTTACGTTTGGTTCGCTGCCCCGGACTACCGACGTCCTGGTTGGCCAGCAGATGGATGCGGCCCGGGCGTATTCGATGGCAACGGTACGGGTGTTGATCCCCTTGCCCTTAAAGATGCCGCTTTGGCCGACCTTGGAGAAGGTATTGGGCAGCAGCTTGATGGACTCGGTCAGGCTGGCGACGTTAAAGCACGGGTCTTTCAGAATGTCCGCAAGCGATTGGGGCATTGTGTTGTTCCTTTATATAGGAGTCGGTGGCGACTATTCGCCAGCACGCTCGGTGATACGGATGCCACGCGCCGACAACTGGCGATAAACGTGGCGGTAATGGGCGGGCGCGGCCGACTGGGCCTCACTCAGGACCGGTAGCGAGTCGAGGGCAATCACGCAGTCACCGGCTGCAATGCCGGCATTACGCGAGGTCACGCCCGCGTCGGCGGCTGGCAGGTCATGGCGCAGGACGCCCAGCACAAAGGTCAGCGGGTCGCTCGCGGCGGCAGACCAGGGCACGGCCAGCTCATCCTCCAGCGAGGCCACGCCGAGAATGGTGCCATTAAGCAGCGCGTCCGGGCCGACCTGTACGGTTTCGCCGTATTCGTCCGGTTCGCCACACAGCGGAATTTGCGGTGGCAGCTTTTCAGTCACGGAAGGCATACTCTTCTCCTGTTAGTGCGATGCGGCTCGCGCCTTGGCATTGGCGAGCAGCGGGTTGTCGTGGGGTTTTTCTTGCTGGCTGTTCATCGCACGGCTGGTGGCATCCGTACCGGGATTGACCACGACCGGCGCTGTTTTGATGAAGTCCTGGAAGGCGCTCATGTCGGCGCTACACATGGCCTTGTAAAAACCACGGCTGGTAAGCGCGATCTTGCCTGCCGCCACCGCGTCATCCAGCTGCTTGTCGATTTCCGCCTCGGCCGTACCGGCCTGCAGCTGTTGCAGCGAGTTGGCCACGCGTTCGTATTCCGCCTTCGGCACAAAGCCGGTCATGATGCTGCTGGTCACGGCTTTCAGATCAGCATCGGCCGCTGCACCGGTAACTTGGCGCAAGCCATTCATCGCGGTGGTGGTGTCAGCACTGGCGGACTGCAGCGTTTTGATCGCCTCAATCACCGCTGCGGCATCGGCCGCCGGGTCCAGTCCGAGCAGTTCAATCAGTTGTTTCAGCAGGTCCACAGAGGTCTCCATTGAGTTAAGGGCACGTAAAAACAGGTTCGGGACATTGACGATGGCCACGGATATCAGCTTGACGATGCGGCCCGTGGCATCGAAATCGAAAACCGGCGAGAGATAGCGATACTTTTTAGCGACGACTTTCTCGGCCCCCTCCGCGACCCATTCGACACGCGCCCAGATCGCACCATCACGGACCTCAAGCTGCTTGATCCATCCGGCAGCCTCCGCCTTGGTACCGGGTCCGCAGGTCTGATGGTTGTAGTCGACAACGGGATCAATCCCCGCCGCCTGGTCAGCGACAAAGGACTGCAAGATGGCCAGAACATCGCTAAACCATGGCCCGCGCCCATCACGACCTTTAAACGTCCCGGCAGGAATGACCTCTACCCACTCGGGAGCCGAGTCACCCTCTGGCAACGAAAGGGTCAGCGCGTTAATGGCCCTGCCAGCGGATGGCATGGCATTGATGGCCCGAAAGAGTTTTTGAGCGGTGTTCATGCCCCGCATTGTGAGCGGGGAGAAATTGGGAAAAACGGGGGAAAGGGTTCGGTAAAACCGAGTGGGGATTGCCGCGTACCCTGTCGATAGCGTTAAAACCCCGTTAAAACTTTCAGGACGGCATTAGGACTGCCATAGATAAGCCATTAGGCGATGAGGATAAAACAGTGCGCTGTCGGCCATTTGTGCGGCTCAACGCCCCTCATCGTCAAAGTGACGCCCCAAGATGGCCAGCAGCTCCGCTTCAGCGACGGGTGCCAGCTGGCCATTCTCATCCACCGGCAGATAGGCCCGCGCCGGGATATACACGCCAAGGCCTCGGCCAGCCCTGGCCACCCAACTGCTGGATGGCCGCATAGGCATCCAGTCCATTACCCCATGGGCCGAAGGTCAGATGATCCGGCCCCGCTTCAAAGCTGAAGGCGTACTGGCGCAGATTGTTGGTATGGCCCTGCAGGATTTTCTTGTTGGCCAGCACGGTCTGGCCGCGCTTGGATAGCGAGCCATCTTTCTTGAAGTTCTTCTTGCCGCCGTGCCGGATATACGCCGCCAGTGTCGTCGGGGCGTTCGGCTCCCAAGGCTGGCCATGCCAGTCCTTCTGTTCGGCAAAGCGCTGGTCGGTCTCTGCCTTGGCCCACTCGGCAAAGTCCAGCAGTGCCGGTCGCAGGTTGTGGGCTTGCGCCAACAGTTTATCCAGTGCCTGGTCAACACTGTCGTTGACGACTTTGATTTCGAAGCTGTTGTCACTCATAATGAATATACCGTGCTGGAATACGTGAAATAGCGCTGTACGTATTGCAACCCCGAAAGGGCGTGCACACGCAGGGGGGTGGCGTCCCTCTGCTTAAACGGTTTCCCTCCTTCTATAGAATCCGCTTGTAAAGCTGCGGATTATCCAAATCCCGTAGGTCCACATAGCCCGGTGGTCAGCAAAGTGTTCGTCTGCAGGGTATAGCGCTTCCCTGACGCATCCTTGTCCTTTGTTCGGTAGTTCACGTTAATCGCTGCTTTAACATGTGCTTGCCATCAGCGGATTGCCAGACTGCCAGATAAACAGGCTCATCTTTGCCATGATCTATCTGCTGATAAACCCGCTCCGGCTCCCACATGCCCACGACAGTCTGCATGGCATCGTCCGAGGGTAATCCGCTTGTCAGCCTTGGCGCCGGTATCGCGCAGCGCATGCTTCACTTCACTATCATCGACCGACACCACCGCCGTGGCCAATGACTCGCCGGTGGCCTGCTCAATCTTGTCGACCAGTTGCGGTGACAGTCCGCCAATATGGATGCGCTGTTTGGTTGGCCGGTAGCCCGCCGGGTCCGGGTAGATCTGCTGGACCAGCGGTTGCCAGCGTTCCCGGACGATCTTGTCCAGTGCCTGAATGTTGTCGACCGCGCTCTGAATAGCCGCAGCCCCGATCCGGGCCGACGTTGTCGCCGCCTTGTCCAGCAGCAGGCGTCCAAGGTTCGCTTGTCCTGGGGCGTAGTCCCATCCGTAGTCGATGCCGTCGGGAACGGACACCGGTCCATCTGGCGTGTCCTGCTCGACGTACTGAATGGCCGGGGCTGTGTCAGGTCCAGTCTTGCCGTATTTCTCGCGCAGTTCTTTCTCGGATACACCATAGACCGTGCACTGGCAGCCCCAACCGTTTGGCGGGTAATGGGTTTGCCACCATGGATCATCGGCCCGCAGGACCAGGCCGTTCCAGTGCTAAATGCTGCGGCCGTGGATGCAGGACTGAATCGGAATGGCGATAGCGCCAGTAAGGCCGCGCTTTCAGCATGTCCGGGTCGGTCAGCTGCTGGTAACGGCCAGCGGCATAGCTGGTCTGCAGATTGGTCTGGTAGATGACGCGGGTTCGCCAGTTTCGACCACCCTTATAGTCCCAGCCGTGCCGGGCGACGATGTCGTCAAACCCGGCCCGGAAATCTTCCAGCGTCGACTCACCGGCAATGGCCTTATCGACTTCCTGCCGCAGATCCTCCAGCAGATCGCTGGCCATAGCCCCGGCCACGACAAACGAACGGTCGTGCTGGGCCTTCATGATGTCGGTCCATGTCTGGGTGGGCAGATTCAGCTTCTGCCGGAAGTAGTCCATCTGAACCGACCACGGTTGCTTGAACACCGCGCCCAGCAACGCATCATCGGCCATGGCTCACCTCATAACGACCGGCCAGCGCCGCCAGACTAAAGGCTGTGTTCATTACCCGCTGCAGCTGGTCCGTAGGCAGATCACCAAAGGCATTCACCAACCAGTGCTGAAACGACTCCAGATCGGGCGCATCGGCCAGTGCTTGGCGAATGACGGTCAGCATGGCTTCGACCGGATCTCCGCTCTGACGGGTCAGTTGATCCATCAGCGGCGCCATCGGGTCGATCTGTCCCGGCTGCAAGGCGTTAGTCGCCCGATAGTGATTCATCGCCGCTTGGGTCTGAGGGGCTAGACATCAACCGGTACCATCAGTGCTTCACCCGCTTTGGGGCGTTCCAGACCGAAGCGCTCATAGGTGGACTCCTGACCGACTGGCAAGTTAAACACGCACCAGCTTATCCACCACGCCAGCCAATGCGGTCAGGTCTTCCGGTTTGTTAATCCGCAAACGAATGGCCGGGTACTTTTGCTGCGGCCCCAGATTGAGGTCCACCACCGGCTTGACATAGTCGCGGGCCAGCGTGGCTTCCAGCTGCTTGACGTCGGCGTCCAGAATGTCTTCGCGCACTTCGTTATGGACCTTGCCCAAGGCGTAGGCGCCACCGCCACTGCTCCCGCCGGTGTTGGTGGCAAGCGTCTGGCCAAGGACGATCTTGCTGGTCTGCTTGTCGAGGTATTCCGTCAGGCGGGCATAGATATCGACCGAGGCGGTTTTATTGCTTACGTCGACAAAGTCGATTTCCATGTTCTTCGGGATGGCGGCGGCCGCATCCGTGCCGAGGCTACGCAGGGCCGTCAGCAGAGTTTCAATGTCCTGCGGCGTGGCCGAGACATCGTACTTACCGACACGCAGCGGCTGGCCATACGCCTCGGCAAACGTGACCCAATCCTTGATCGCGTAGTTGCTGAACAGAAAAGCCCAGCACGCCATGCGGGCCAGACCGCCCCGGATCAGCACGCCCGACTTGGCCTTGACCTTGTGGGTGATGAATTTATAGGGTGCCAGCGGATCGCCGTAGATGTTGGTATCCGACCGCAGATACAGGGTTTCCGGGTCTTCGCGGCGGGTTTGCAGCCAGTACGGTTGCAGGTAGGACAAGCCACGCGGCATCCATTGCCCGGCACTGGTCTCCCAGTCGATCTCATGCACGCTGAAGCCCTTGCCGATGGCGTCCAGAATATCGAACAGGTTTTCACTGATCGGGGCCAGCGCTTCTTCCACCAGTGCGGCGGCCTGCTGACTGGCGGCATCATCGCTCTACTCGACGTACAGCTCCAGACCAACCAGGGCACGCTTGCGAGTCGACAACTCGGAGCCATAGTGCAGGTACTTCTCTTCCATGTCCTCGGCCAGCCGCAAGTAGGCGCTGGCATCACCGTTCACCGCCTGACGCAGCATGTGACCCAGCAATTCCGGGTCAAGGCCATGGCTGGCAGAGGCAATGATCTGCCGCACCCCGGTGGTGGTCGGGGTGGCGATGGAGGTTTTTAACAGACCCATGTTAATGGGCTGACCATTATGGTCAACGAGTTGCGCCATGATTTACATCCTTTTTTGCATTGGCACGTCACTGCTAAACTTCAATGTCATTACTTGGAGACGGAACCATGATTGATATGATTACGGGCGCATTCGGCGGCCTGAAGTCTGCGGCGGAGCTGGCTCAGAGTTTGCTCACGCTCAAAACGGATTCGGCTGTATCGACCAAGGCCGTTGAGCTGAACAGAATCATTTTTGATATCCAGCAGAAAATGTTTTCCATTCAGGCGGACTATGCGGCGCTGCTGAGCCGCACTGGCGACCTTGAAGCCGAAATTCGAGATCTCAAAAGCTGGGAAGAAGAAAAGCAGCGCTACCAATTGCACGAACTGGCTCCGGGAACGTTCACTCACCGCCTGAAGCCAGATTGCCAAGGCTCCGAACCGCTTCATGACCTGTGCGAAAACTGCTATCAGAATGGCGTCAAATCGATCTTGCAGGCGGCTGGACATAAAGGCTCCTATCCATGTTTTATCTGTCCAAAATGCAAAAGTGAGTATTTGGCTGAACGACAATCCATGCCGTCCTATGTCGTCTCGCTGCCATCCAATCCCCGTACTCGTTTCTGATGGGCTACCGGTACCGCGCCCGAATCGGGCTGATGCCGCAAACTGTCCTCGCCCGATGCCCTTGTAGCCTTTGGTTGCCAGTGGCGCGGCATCAATCACGCGGGCGGCATACCAGGCCAAAGCCACCGCAACGGCCACGTCACCGTGGCGCTTGCCCTTGTCTTCGCCGGTGGTCCGGGTGTCAGGGATACGCGGAACCCCGTTGATGATTTGCACTGCCCGCATGTCGGCCAGCACGTCCTTGTCTTTCGGCAGACCATCCAGATCGCCGTCTTCCAGCGCGGCTTTGACCGGCGGCATGTTCTCCCGGTACCACCCTTCGGACAGCATGACTTGGTGGATGCGATCCGCGCCGTAGCGCTGCATGGCCACCTCGGCCAGAAACTGGCCGTTACCCCGCGCATCGAAGGCACCCCCGGCAAAGCCCGGCAGGGCATCCAGCAGATGGAAAGTGACTTGCTCTTGTTGGCGGAAGGGCACGTTGCGCATTTCCAGAATGAACGGCACGCGCCGCACCAGGTTCTGCAGTTCGATCAGCGGCACATGGACCGACAAGTCACCGCTCCGGGCGAAGTCCTCCCCGTCAAAGCTGCGGACACCCTTGGGAAGTGTGTCCAGCTCCGGCTGGAGCACTTCATCAATCCAGTCCTGGCAATGGCGCTCCCGCACATAGTCAGGCTCCAGCTCAAAGCCTTGGGGGCACTCGTAGCGCAGCACCGGCGTGTCGGCCGACATGCGCTTTTCAATCAGCAGGCTGGATAGCCAGTTTCCGCCGCTGTTTTTGGGGATGCAGCCGTACTCCTCGTCGGCCGACTCGGGGTTCGGGGCATTCTTGTAGAGGTCATCGCGCCATTTCTTCTCGGCTTCGACCGACCAGGTCTGACCGGTGACATAACAGATGCGCTTATAGAGACCGTCGGCAATGGCGTCATCCAGCGTGATGCGATGCACGCTGTAATCCTTCTTGCTTAAGCACGCGCTTCCTGAATCAGCTCGTTGAAGATGTTTTCGACACCGTTATGGGTACTGATCAGCCGAACCTTGTTACCCCACATGGTGAGGGCCAGCGCGGCCTTGAGCAGTTCTGCGAGTGAATCGTGGAAAGCCGCTTCATCAATCACCACATCGCCCTGCAGACCGCGCAGGTTGGAGGGACGACTGGATAACGCCTGAATCTTGAAGCCGGATTTGGGGAAGCGAATCATGTAGGCGAGGATTTCTTCCTGCTTACCTTCATCCCAGAACGTCTGTTCGTACACATCGGCCCGCGCCAGCTCATTGAAGGCTTTGGCAAACAATGCGGCGGCGGCGATGTACTCCAGCGCCATTTCCTTTTTGCTGCCGACATAGAAGGTATTGCAGCCTTGGCGGCGCCGTGGTCTGGCCGCCTTGACCACGTTGCGTGTAAGCTTCCGCCCACGTCAGACCGGTACGGCGTGACTTCTCCGCGATCATGATCTGGGACTCGTCCTCAAACCAGCGCTGCTGGTACGGCAGTAAAACCGGTTGATTCTCCGGGATGGCATCAGCCACGTCCTGCGGTACCACCACCCCGGCCAGTTCCATCTCTTCGGCCAGGTTAATCTTGCGCGGGCCACCAAGGGCTTTTAACGGGGGATGTTCCTGTTCGGCCATCACTCTTTACCCAACAGAATGCGGCGGATGCTGTTTTCCATCTGCTCGCTCATGCCATCCGAGCCACGCAGTTCTTCCAGCCTTTCTTCCTGCTCGGCCAGCTGCTTGGTGCGGGCTTCGCGCTCAATGCGGGCCTGCTCATCCAGACGGAATTTCTTCTGATTGACCGAAGCCCGGCTCAACGTGGCAATGTTCTTGGCCACTTTGGACAGCAAAGCAATGCGGTCTTCATTGGAGACATCCTCGTCACTGGCCTCCTGCAGGTTGACGATGGAGTCGAACAACTCGGTCTGCACCAGAGCGATCACCGCCTCGGAGCGGGCATCGGTATCGTCAGAGGCGCCTTGCGTCAGCAGTCGGGCGGCCTCGGTGCTGGCCTTGATAGCAGCGAAGCGTCGTTCAATCTTCTGGCCATAGCGGTGGATGGCGGATTTGCTGATGGCAAATCCCTTGTCGCGCAGGGCTTCTTCCAGCGCTTGGTAGCCGCTGAAATTGCCTTCAACCAAGGACTGGTCCAGCCACTCACGCACGGCTGATGGCAGCATGGAAACGCTAGTGCGTGCCGCCATGTCAGTTCCAGTACTTTTCCGGTCGACCAATACCGGGCTGGCAGTCGATGGTGTACTCGGCCAGATCCACGCCATAGCGGGTGATATCGGCCCACCAGCGGCCAGACGGTTCCTTGCGGACCTTCACCATGGCTCGGTCGACCAGATACTCCAGTTCCTTGCGCACTTCCAGTGGTGACACATCCGGGATGATGACGCGCATGGTCGCCTGAATGACATCCTCGACCAGTTCCTCTGGCCGGGCGTTATACAGGGCCAGCACCAGATACCAGCGCATGCTCTCGCGACGAACTTTGGCGGCATCGATATTCATTGCTGTAGTCCTTTCAGTTGGACGTTTTCAATCTTGAGGGCGATCGAATCGATCTTGGCTTCGATCACGGTCTGGTTGCGGACGTAGTCATCCCGGCGCACGTACTGCAGCGGCAATTCAGCCCGGAAGCGCAGGAAGTCTTTTTCGATGGTTTTCCAGCCTTCAGCCTCGCGCCGGTTCTGTTCCAACAGCGCAGAAAAGCGTTCATCCCAATGCGTACTGGAATCCTTGTTGGCCTTATCAATCGTCTCGAATCGCTGATCCAGACGTTTCTCAATCTCACCCAGCAACAGCTTGCCAAAGGTGAAAACCACGCCTAAAAAGCCCAACAGCAGGCCGACCAGATACCAAAACTCAACAGTGACCTTCACCGTGGCCCCCCATTTCGGCGCTCAACGGCGCTCTGACAACGTGTGCAACGCAGGCCGGGTGCAGCGGCCTGACGCTCTTTCGGGATTTCGCCCAGGCAATCAACACAGTGCGTGGAAGGCTTACCGGATGGCACCATCGCCTGGTGCTCCGCGATCCTTGTTTCGCGCTCTTCCAGCTCCAGTTTCTGGGCTCGATCAAATTGATCCATCAAAGGATGTCGTCGCCTTGTCGATCCACATTTTTGCCTCCTCAAACCGCTTGGTGGCTTCCATGGCCAGCTGGCGATTCCCGCCTAGCGGGGGAATCCGCTGGATCAGTTTTTCCAGTGCGGTGGGTGGCTTCAGACAGGTCATCCAGCAGCTGGGCTTGTTCGTTCTGACGGACGCCTAGGTCCGCCGGTGGGAGTTGAGTCATTTGATCTCCGATGCTTGAGTGTGAAACGTGATCAAGCTGTCAAACTTGGCTTCCAGTGCGCCGCACCGAGGCACCGTAATCACTGGCGTGAGCCAGGATGTCTTCTGGTGATAACCCGGTACCGGAGCTGCTTGATCGGCTTTTGCAGCATCTCCGGGCTGGGTTGCGGGCAGACCCGGATCACCTGCGGTTCCGTAGCCGAGTTCGGCTTGGTAGAGGCGCAGGCTGACAGGGCCAAGGCCAGTCCAATGCTGACCATCCATGCGTATCGCATCGGGAATCCTTTGCTTGAGTTGTTGCTGTTTGGCTTTGAGCTGGCTTTCTGTGGCCAGCAAGGTGACGCCTAACTGGTGAGCCAGCTGGGCGTACTTCTGGGTATCGGAAGCCGCCTTGGCCAGTTCGCGGGATTTGGCCTCAGCCTTCTGGAGCAAGGTCGACTCGTAATCCGCCTTTTGCTTGTCCAGCTTGGCTTGCCAGTCATGTGCAGCCGCTTGATAACCGGTGTGGTAGATGCCATAGCCAACACCAGCGAGAACGGTGACGATGGCCAGCGGTTTGACCCACCACGGCAACAGGGAAACGGAAGGAAGATTCATGCTGTCTGGTCCTTGTCGGCTTGCAGGTCGGCAAGCAATTGCCGCGTCGCTAAGCTGATGCACCACCCGGCTCACAGCAGACAGAAAGCCAAACACCGTCGACAGGATGGCAAACGGCATCGGGTGTAGCGCGGCCTGCCAAACCGGCAGCAGATCGGTGCCGGTTTGCAGCAACGCGGAGACCAAAGCACACACAGCGGATAGCAGCGCAAAGCGGATGGACCACAGGCGGTGCCAGACTGGGGCGATTGGATCGAAGCGCATTACACGCCCCCCAAAATCTTGCCGGACAGCGGCTTCATTCCACCTTTAAGCCAGTCTGCGACGGTGAAACCGGGGCAAGTCTTGAGCCATTCGTTGGGTTCGATGGTGCCGTCGTGGTTTTTGTCGGGCGACAGATCACGGTGGCCAACAATCCGCGCCGATGGATACTTCGCCGCCAGCGCTTTGATCAGGCTGGTCAACGCTTGCCATTGCAGCAACGTGAACTGGTCAGTGCCGACCATGCAGACGCCGATAGAGTTGGCGTTGAAACCGGACACATGAGCGCCGATTTCATCCAGACCACGGCCGGTCGACTTGCTGCCGTCAGTGTCCAGCACAAAGTGGTAGCCAATGGCTTTTAACGTGGGGTTAAACGCGGCGACAGCGGCAGGCTGACGGTGAAAACCTCGGGCACAGTGCCAAACATCAATGACATCGGCGGCCGTCTGGCCATTCTTGGCCAGCTGCTTGCCATTCGGGCTGGCCGAACAGTGGATGACGATCAGGTTGATAGCGCGGGGCATCATGCCTCCTCATGCTGAAAACATGAGGGCTATCGTAGGGATTCAGGCGGGACGGACGGATTGGGAAGGGGTTCGGTAAAAACAAAACCCCGCTGGGTGGCGGGGTTGGATGGCGGTTACTTTAATTGCTGTAGTTCTTGATTACTACCGGTTAGACAAGCTGTCTCAAGCTCCATGAACCGTGTTTCCTTTTGGTTCGCTATCTCATCTTGTCTGTACATCTCCTCTTTGGCTGCATCACCGTTCCCTTCAGGATTCATGGCACCCATAAAGGCGATATAGCTATCAATTTTTGCTTTGATGTAGTCATCAAGGACCAACTTGGCATCAACGGAACAGCCTTTTTTTGCAGAAATATTCAGCCCATTCTTCATGTCCTGCATGCGGGCTACCAAGGGTGACAGCTGAATTCTTGGCGTCGATGCTGCAATCTTTGTTATAGAGTTGAACTCATCATGCTTTTTCATCAAGGAATCGACATCACCTAATGTCAATTCCAACTCAGCTATCCTTGCCTTCTTTTCTTCATGCTTTTTATACAAGCTGGCTGCCGATGCCACGCCAATCACAGCGATCAGCAAGACCGATAATGTTCCCATTTTCATATCTATATCCTTCTTCCTAAAACAGCTGACCTTGGGGGATGTTCTCAGGCAGAAGCTCGTCGGCCTTGCTCAAAATCTCTTCGATCCGGCGGTCACACAGTTTGAACTTTGGCACCAGTATATTATTGACAGTGGCATTATGTCCCAGCTCCCGGCAGTGTCTGTCATAGTCTGTCCGAATCTCTGCATCACGTAGCGCCCGCAACGCGGCGGCGCATTTCGGTACGTATAACCGCGTGTTCCCGTAGTGTTTGGTCAGCGTTCTGGCTGCATCCACTCCCACGACCTCGGCCAGCGCCGAAAAATACTGGCCTTCCTGCCGGGCAGTTTTAGGGATCGGGAAATGCGTGCCACCCAGCAGGTCGACCAGCTTCATCGTCATGGGCAGGCTGATCAGCCGCACCAGTTCACGGGCGTTTTCCGGTAGCAGGTGCTGGGCACGTAGAATCGCGTCCTCTCTTACTTTTCCCATGCTTCAGTCCCTTTCCCGTGGCGGCGGGCATCGATTTCCAGCCCTATCATCAACCGGCGCAGCTGGTCATCATCCAGCCGAGGCCACCTTCTCAACCTTGAACATTCTGAGCGCCATTCCATCGGCGTAGTCCCATGGCCGTTTCTGGTCAGCCAGCAGAGCCTCAACCTTGGCCATGTAGCGCTTGCGGTCATCTTGGGGCGTGGGGCGTTTACCGATGTTTCGCACTGTCTTTTGCACAAAGCCAAGGCGCTTCATCTCGGCCAGTACGTCATCCAGTTGCTGCAAGGTCAGCTTGGTGCTGCTGGTCTTGCCTTCGGCCAGACGGGCGAGCATGGCCCGATAGCTGTCATCCGCCATCTGCAGCTGCTGCTTGGCGATATGAATCTTGGAGATCATCGCCTTGCGTCGGTCTGTCATTGTTCTTCTCCTGGTCAGACTCAATGCACGCGTGAGTGGCCATGCTTGCTTTATCAGAGGACGGCACTCCTGTCGTTGGTCGGAGGCTGGCCACTCACGGCTGCATTGAGGGTTAAAACACGTTGCGGAGCCTGTAACGCAGGCTCGACACCGGGTTCTAAGCAGTGGCCTCTTCGGGGGCGATCTGGATGGAATCGCAGACCTTGCACAGGTGGTTGATAGCGGAGCGGCCACTTGCCCAGGTGATGTCGTAAAGCGTGAAGGTCGCGGTCCAGTAGCGATCTTCAACACACATTTTTTTGAAGTAGCGCTTGCCTACGGCTTTCTCCATGGCCGCCTTATCTTTCTTTGGGCAAGCTGGACGGACTTGCTTGTTCAAGAATTTCTGTTCGGGATGCTCCTCCTTACCCGACACCCACTTACTCTCCCAGCGACCATCCACATACGTGACCACGCGATAGCGCATGCCCTTGCAAAGCTTCACTACCAATTCCACTTTGTGGCCATCACATAGGAGGCTTACCCGGCCCCACGGTCTAGCCAGCTTGTCGATCAGTTCCTGTTTCTGTTCTTTGGTCAGTTTCATATTTTTCCTCGGCTGCTCATCAGTGCCCGGCCACCACGCCAGACAGACCGCCTCACGGCGGTTTCGCGTATCCCGTTCGGGTAAGATGGCAGTGCATGCAGTCAACGTGCACTTCATTCACCATCGTGGGAGTTCATCTATGTCAAATCAGCAAGACGCCACTAACCTCAACGTTCAAGAACGGCTCCGCACTCTTGAGGTGCAGCAGCAAGTCATGACCAGCTTGCTTATTTCTCTTCTCTCGACCCATTCGAATCCAAGCGCCGCCAAAAAAGTTTTCCAAATAAGTAGCGAACACCTCGTTTCCAACTGGCTCTCCAGCGCCCTACAGGAGAGTTGGATTGAGCAAGGAGTTGCTTTCCGCGACATGCTGCTTCACTACTTTCCCGAGCCCACTGAATGAACCGATCTGTATTGATTTCTTGGTTTTTCTGCATCATTGATCCTTGATTTCATCTGTCTGGCTGCTCATCAGTGCCGGCCACCACGCCCGGCAGACCACCCTTGCGGGCGGTTTCGCTGGGTTAAGCGATGGCGTCTTTCAGTGACTTGGATGGAGCAAAAACAACCTTGCGTTTGGCTTAACACTTGAATGGTTTCGCCGGTTTTCGGGTTGCGGCCAGCTCGGAGCTTAAGACATCCTTGACCTTGAACTTGCCGGTGCTGGCCAGCACGATCTCGCCGCCATTGGCCAGTTCTTGATGAATGTTTTGTTCCAGTGCATCGACAACGCGCAGAACGTCGGCTTTGGACAGGCCAGATTTTTCGGCCGTGGTGGTGATCAGTTCTTGTTTAGTCATGTTGAAGTCCCTTATCAGGTGAAAAATTGAGTGCTTGGGAATATTCCCGGTACGCAGGTTGCGAATCAGTAGCTTGTAATTGGCGAGGCTCATACCCCGGCAATATCCAGCGGAATCGGCACATACTGGTCAGCGTCGCCAACCCGCTCGTAGACGCGGATGTATGACTTGGAGCACTGCACCCGTACCGAGTCACTGAGGGCTGCCATGGCGCGTTGCCATTTCTCGTCCTGAATATCCAGACGGCGCAGACCGAGGATGCGACCGGTTGAAATCTTTCCCTCCTTGTCGACGTTGAAGGCGTCATTGATCAGGGCGCGGATCTCGCTGCGCGCTCCCTCGGTCCACTCGTGTACGCATTCATCGATCAGCGCCTTGGCGGCCTGCAGTCCCTCGTCAAACGTCAGCGTGTCGGATACGGCCCGCTTGATCTGGTAGCGGCCATCAAAGGTGGTCAGGGTGGTATTGCCCTTGGCCCCGCCGACCTTGGCGCCATAACGCTCTGCCGACAGTTCAATAAAAGCCCGGATATCGGCAAAGGCCGTGGCCTTGAACGTGGCCAGATGTGCTTTGACCTCAACGGCTTTCTTGACGATTTCGCTCACCAGCTCATCACGGGCGATATCGATAGGCTTGATGGTCTCGACCGGAATCAAGCGTCCCTTGGCGTCCTTTTTGTATCCCTGCGGGATGGCATTCATGGTTATTTCCTCAGTCCTACTAATCGCTTTACTTTGGCCAGTTCGGCCCGGTTCTTTTGCAGCCACTCCGGCGTCATCGCCACTTCATCGGCTGCCCGCCAGAATCGTTTTCGTGACGGCGGCGATGGTGGTTTATCCGGTGGCGGCTCCGGTACCGGGGTGTCTGGTGGGCTAGGCTCGGGCTGTGGTGGCTCTGGTGCGGTGGCGACCACCGGTGTGGCATAGACCGCCAGCTCGTCCAGATAGTCATCCCACACAATGCGCCGGGCCTTCTTCCGGTCCATGCCCATGCCAACCAGACGCTCAACCTCTTCGGCCAACCTTGCCTTGGTCATGTCATCCAGCTCGCTGTCCTGCGTCATGCCAGCAACTCCCGTTGCGGCATGACTGGCTGTAACCGGTGCAAAAACTGGTACAACTGATCGGTTTCATCCGGGCTGAGTACCGTCGTGCTGCCGTTCGTCAGGTCCAGATAAAGCCGCCCGGCTTGATCCAACAGGCAGTTAAACGGCACTTCTTCTTTGGGCCTGGATGGCGACGGTTCTACCGGTTTCTTGCCCGACACATGCGAGGGGAATAGCACCTTGAAGCGTTCAGGTGCGCTCTCAAACAGCTCTACAGTGCCGTCATCACCAATGGAGCCAATCAACGGAATCGGGCTGCAGTCTGGAGCACTCATGTCATCGTTTACGTTCCCACTCCCGGCCACTTCGGTATCCGTATTGGAGTCGGCATGACGGACCTCCTTGCTTTCCTTGGCGACGGACTGATCGGTATTGGAGACCCAATACCAGTGGCCATTGTCATGGCGTTTGACCTGATCCTTTTTGCGGTAGAACTGCAGGGCAGCCTGGACAGCTGTCGATGCGCCGATCACCTGATCAACCAGCTGGGCCGATGTCATCCCGGTTTTGCCTACTCCCATCAATATCCGCTTAACCCGGGCAGGAACGTTCTGCTTGTCATTCGGCTTGGCCTCCGCGACCACGTGCTTTCCGGGTCCGAACTGCCAGATCAGTTCGTTACCGACATCGCGGCGGTTGACCTTGTTTTGGCTCTCAAGCTGCAACAGTGCTGACGTCAGTTCCATCACGCTACGCCCCAGCTGTTGGGCGAGTTCTTTGGTCGAGCGGCCATGTTTGTGTTCGGACAAGGCAGCCAGCACCTCCTGTTCAAGCACTTTTGCGTTCTCCATGTCACTGCACCTCAACGCAGGCGGTTTTGCCGGTCAGCATTGTGTTGACCCCAACAGAGGTCTCGACCAGATCCGTCGCCACCTTCCCGACATTGACCATCAACTCACGGCAACGGTTAGCCAGATCCAGCAGCTCCTTGGCATCCAGTTCCTTCAGCAGAATGGCGCGGATCACGTCGGCGTTTTCCGGGGTGATGAGGGTGATATCAATGCCCAGCTCGTGGCGAAGGCGCACCATCTCATCGACCTGTGCCGGGGCTTTGCGGCCGCTTTCATAGCGGGAGCCGCCGGACTGGGTGACTTTGACGGCACTCCAGAACTGCGATTGATTCAGGCCAAGGGCACGGCGCATGGCGCGGTAGTCACGGGCTACGGTTTGTTCTTGCATGGTCATCTCCTGATTAATTTCCGATTTCTGTCCAAACGATGCGGCAACCGCCCAGCTGGAACTGACCTTCGCGGTACTGGCCCACACGCTCACGCTTGCCAAAACTGAAGTACACCGCCTCGCCCTTGGCGATCAGGGTGTGGCACTGGCCACTGGTCTGAATACGGATGGTCGGACGGGATACGCTCTTCAACTCGACGTCGGTAACGGTGAAGCCGTTCTCGCTCAACGCTTCAATGGCGCGGGCCGCTTTATGCGTGGCATCCAGCAACGCCGCATTAACCTGCCGGGTTGAATGGGTACGTAAATGGGTCGTGCTCATTAACATGGTCAGTCTCCTTTGCAGCAGTTTTTGCACTGTCGGCAGGCTCGCCAGTGGCTGAGTTTTAACGGGTGGTGAGTGGGGGCGCGGCTACTGCTGAAAGCCCGGCAATCGGCCATCGTCATGTCTGCGCCATTGAATGGGCAGGTCACACGGGCCAGTACCGCGAGCACTTTTTTCTCAACGGCGTCGGTTTTGCCAGCATATTTCCCGGCCAGTACCAGGCTGACCGTAGAGCGCGAGTAGCCCAGCGCGTCGGCCACCGGTTTCTGCCCGCGTTCGGCCACCGCTTCCCGCAGGATATCCAGCCAGTCAGCAGTCATGATCAGGCTCCTCTTGCCACACTACTTTCCCCAGATTCGGGTCATAGACCGTCTTGGTGCGCTGGATCATCGGTGGGCGCGGGCCGGAGTTGCGGGACGGGTTGAAGCGATAGCGGGTGGGGATGCCACCGGCGCCCTTGCCATGGCCCTTGGTCACGGTAATCAGATAACCCGCTGCGGACAGGTGCTTGACGTATGCCTTGGCGGTTTCCGGCGCGACGGTGACTTCGGAAGAACTGGATAGCGCGGCCAGTTCGTGAAACGTAAAGTCACGGATCATGCGCATGGTTCGCCACATCGATTCATTGGCTAGACCTTGGGTGACCGGCTTACCGTCACGGGTCAGGCGAGGCGCTTCGATTCCCTTATCCACGGCCAGCTTCCAGCGCTTCTCGGTATGACCGGATGCCTCCTGAATGACCTCAATGATTCCTGCCTTGGTCAGCGACCGCAGATAGGTCTTCGCCGTATCGATATCGGTATCGGCTTTGGCGGCCACGTCGATGACCGTGAAGTCGTCACGTTTTTTACGGATAGCCTCCCAAAGTCTCTGACGCCCCCCCTTACCCCCCACCATTTCAAGGTGAGCCGCACGACGCGGATTTAGTGGTGCCCCCATCTCAGTTCCTCTTCGGTGCGTCGCCGGTATACAGCGGGTTAGTGCCCCATGTGGCCCGGTCAATCGCATCCAGCCCGTGCAGCATCGCGTACTCATGGAGGTTGACCAGGTTGACGCACACCCGGCGGACCGAGCCATGAGCCAGATCGACCACGTAGGCCAGCAAGTCCTCAGCGATGGCGACCTGTGGGCTGTAAATCGGAACCAGTTTCGCCGCGTCAGCCATCGTCACCGGCTGGGCCGGTACCCGTGCCAGCACCCGGCCGTGAAAGCGTTCGAACTTCTTCAGCTTGGTTGGCAGCATTTCTTCACCGACCAGCATCAGCGGCGCTTGGCTGCCTTCGTAAATGTCGCGCAACAGTTCCACCATGCCCGGTCGGCTGGCAGCGTGGTCAGCTTCGTCCAGAATCAGCGGCCGCTGGCTGGTGCTCATCTGCTCGCAGATCAGATCAAGGTTGGCCGATACCGTGGAGGCCGGACGCATGCCCATTTCAAAGGCGATTTTTTCCAGCAGCGCTTTCTTGCCCCGTGCACTACGCATCTGGACGTAATAGGCGCGGGTTTCATTGGCCACCGCCACGATGGTGGTGGTCTTGCCGTAACCGCTGGGGCCGTAGTACACGCCCGGCCCGGCAGGCCATCTTGGCGATTGATCAGCTTGCTCATCGCAATGCTGACCAGATCGAGGTTGGCAATCGGTGCAATCTTGTTCACGGTTCAAACTCCTATCGACGACTCAAGGTCTTGTATTCGTTGGTGTGGGTGTATTTGTTCAGTACCCAATCCAGTTCACGCTCGCTGAGGCATTCGCCCCGTCCATGGCGATCACGCAGCGTGCAGAAATAGCGGTAACGGGCCTCCGGGCTATCCGGGATGGACAGCACATTGCTCGGCAAGGCGGTTTCAACGGGTACGGTCGGCGGTACCACCTGCAGGGTGGGTTTGTCGGTCAGATGCTCGACCGGTTTTTCCGCGTGTTCGGCCCGAACCTTGGCAGCAGCTTCGGCCAACTGCTCACGGGTACCAAACACCACGCCGGGAATAACGATTTCCTTTTGGGCCTCAATGGTTAGGCTGGCCACGGCGTTCGGCTTCCACTTCTTCCAGATGCGCTTGCAGGCGGTCAGCGCGGGCATCGGCGCGTTTCTCTCGGGCACGCTCAATGACAGAAACCGGGAAGTAACTGCGGACGTTGGCATTCCATTCGGCGGTGCAAATTAGCCTGCCATCGTCGGCATAAACCCATACCGGCTGGCGTCATTCACGTCATAGCCAATGCGCAGCTGTTCACCGTGAAATTCCTCCAGCTCACGGCTGAAATAGCGGTTGCCATACAGTTGTATTTCGCCCCGGCGAATAACCCGTTCGACTTGTGGCCGAAACAGATAAGCGTCTTCACCCGGTTTCAACGTATGAGGTTCCCAGCCAAGAGCAATAAACTCGGCCAGTTTCATATCCGGGCTAATGCCATTCAGGCTGGAATGAGGACGGGCGTTGTAATCCGCGATGCGCTTATTAATGAATTCGATAAATTGCGGCCAACTGATCAAATTAACGGTTCCACCGGTTTTGACGGCTTTACGGGTAATCTTGAATTGAGCCAGTTTGGCTTCACGGTCCATATCGACGCCGATATAACTCTGCAACTCGCGGGCGGCACGAACAAATACCGACTGGTGCAAACGTTCCACGGCACCTTTGGCCTGCGAGTTATAGGGTTTGGCAAAGTGCATTTCCGCACCTAGCCGTCCCATAATCCCGGTCGATTCATTTCGCTGCAGATCGTTTTTGTAACCAGAGCCGTTATCGACATAAAAGATCGCCATAACGCCTTCACGCGTGACCGCATGGGTAATGGCATCCAGTACGGCTAGTGATGATTCCGCCAGCCCGACACTCCATCCCACGATACGGCGGGTGGCCACATCGATAATGGCGGTGATTTCCGGGCGGAAAGGCTTACCATGGAACGGGTGTTGAACCTCGGCATCAAAGGTGTGCCCATCAGCGGTCCAGACGTCGTTCGGCAGCAGATCAGAGATATCGCGGCGGACGAACGGCTTGATATTCTTCATCTCACGCGGGCCGATCCGGCCGGTTTGGCGGCTGACGTTCCCCAGCTTGCCAATGAAGCGGCGCACCTGATGAACCGAGGGCAACGCCTCCGGGCTTCCTGCCCACTCACGGCTGAACTGCTCATAGGCATGCGCTACGCTGGGTTTGCTGGGCAACTGCCAGAGTCGCAGGAAGGCGGCGGCCCATTCCGGCACATCCAGTAACGCCGTCATGGCGGTTTTAGGCGCCAGATGGCCTTCTTTTTCCAAGGCACGCCAGCCTTTGATGGTACGAATGGAGGGATAGGGGCCATTCAAACCCTTGCGGCCACGTCCGTCATGGGCAGCGCGGAGCATCATGTCCAGATGCGGGTCCAGCATCCCGGCCTTGGCCTGCGTTAAAAGCGTGTGAATCGCCGCCTCACGGCTCACGCCACACCCCGCCATCAAACGCTCAATGGCCACCAACACCCCCTTGCGGGCACCTTCTACCGTCTGCTGACGACTGGTCAGCGCCAATTCCAGCTGCTGTTCCTTGGTTTTAACGGCGGGCAGTGCCACGACCGGGGCAGAAACCAGCTTTGTGACCAAGCGATCCTTGATCGCCTTGATCGCCTCTGGCGGCAGGCTGGTTAGGGCGTATTCATACCCGCCACCACGCCCTTTCTTCTTACATGACTCCCAGCTACCGGATTGTGCTGCGCGGAAAATACCGCTTACCGATGCAGGCAACCCCGGCAGCCTCATCTCGGCCAGCTCGGCGGCGCTGTAATGCGTTTTAAGTTCGGTCTGGCTCATGCCCAAACCCCTTGTTGGGTGAGGACTCTGCCAATCTGGGTAGAATGGCAGTGCAGGCCGCAAACTTGCATGTCATAAACCTTCATTGGAGAACCCTCATGGAAATTTCCCCCGAATTGCACGGTGCTATTCTTCAGGACCTTATTGATCGCGTACGGGCGCTGCAGGCGGGGTTTGACGTTCTTGCGCGTACTCTTGGTGCGCAGGGCGTTCTTGATCGCGATGTTTTTCGCAAAGAGACTGAGGAGGCTGCAAATCTGCTAAGCCAGTCTGGCGACGGAAAGGTCTCCGCAAGGCTATTACAAGATCTTTCAGATGCTCTTCTGCATTCCCTTGAGCACGAGTTCGGTACTCCTCGAGCGCCTCAGCCAAAATAGCCTCGTCTTCAGCCGATCTAACCCGGCCACCCTCTGAAGGAGAGTGGCTTTTTTGCTCACCTTCCGACTGAATCTCGTTGCTTGACTTGGCACCTACTTCTGGTTGCGGACGGTCCCATAGCATGGGCGCACCGTTCAGTAGCACCTGCCAAACTGCGCCGCGGACATTCCTTCTTGCCTCTGGATCAAGCTTGTCAACAACACGAAAAAGATCCGCCAGCAGCCGATTCAGCACTTTCGTGCGCTCCGGAGAGGGGCCGAGATTGATAAGCGCCTCTTCCATCCGCTCCTTGCGATCAGCCTCCAATGCCGGGCGAATCAGCAACAACACGATCTTGGCATACAGCTTTTTCATGGCTTACTCCTCAAACAATCCAAGTTCTGGCTGACCGGCCTTCATCACGTTCTCGCGGTGATAGGCCACTTCAGACAAGGTGCGAGTCAGTGAAGAAACGGTTTCTTCCAGTCCTGACCCATCCTGATAAAACCGTGCTAACAGCGAGATAGCGGCGGCAGCATTGGCCTGCAGTTCGGCAACATCCGTCACGCTGGCCTTACGTCCTGCCGGGATAGCGATCACTACCTTGTTGCCATGGGCCAGACACAGGTACTCGCTGACGAATGACGCCCCGGCGAAATACTCAAACTGACGAACGCGGTTAAGGGGAATGCAGCTGTCGGCTAACCAGCGGTAATAGGTTTTGAGTTCAACGCCCATCAGGTCAGCCATCACCTTGGCTGGGCGGCGTAAAACCTCGCTGGCGTGATCGGCGCATAGCTCAATCGCCTCATCCAGACTCGAAGGTCTAGCCGACTTCCAGTTGCGTTTTCTCATGATGGTTTTCCTTGCTTCGGGAAACGTAAGGCTGGTGCGCTGTCGCGCTTCCACCTACGCTTACTCCATGACAACAGGGCAATTTGCAGTGCCAGAAGGCACCGAAGGGAAAACCGGCTTAAAATGGCGATGCTCGTAACGGCTTGGCCAAATGGTTTCTGGCTTTACACCGATAGCAGCGGCGATAATTCGCTCGGCTTTCGGCCAAGGACGATCAAGCGCATTGTTCAGTGCAGAAGGACTCATTCCTGCCGCGATGGACAGCTTGCGGATCGACCAGCTACCTTACGAACTTCCGCCACGATGTCCGCCCTGTGCCAATCAACGGCGGTTTTTTTTCGGGTTGCATTGTGCTCATTCCTTAATCTATTTCGGTGATTAGGTGAGCACATGCTAAACGTAAAAGTTTAATCGGTCAAACCTTTGAGTTTAATTTTTTACTGCGCAAAGGTTGGCTCTGATAGAAAAGTAAACGTGACTGCACAGGTTACTTACTTAAACTTTTAAATATCAAACTCTTACGCGTTACTTTTGCGTTTAGCGAGGGTTCTTATGGGTGTTGCAAAAGTTGACACAGACAACCTTTGCGTTAGTTTGCCTTCTCGGATTGAAAAGGCCATTCAGTTGTGTGGTGGTCCAGGGCGAGGCGGCAAAGCGCGTGGGGGTTACATACACCACTTTGCAGAGATGGCGAGGTGGAGAGGTCGATTTGTCCACATCTAACCTTGTGAAACTTGCCTATGCAGCAGGTGTTCACGTTGAATGGTTAGCTATTGGCGAAGGTCCAATGATGCTAGACAGCGATGTGTCTACGACTGGATCGTTCGCAACTAATGAGCCAATCGCCCACTATGCCGTCGGCCCATCGACCTCACAGGTAATGGATACGCAGGGGAACCCGGTATGCTTGGAGGAGTTCGCCTTCATTCCGCGCTACAACCTGAAGGCATCGGCAGGCTACGGGGCAAGCACAGACGGCGAGAAACCGCTGTTTACCATGGCTTTCCGCAAGTATTGGATAGACAACTATCTGCGGTGCCAGCCTAGTGACCTGTCGGTTATCTCGGTGAAGGGTGACTCAATGGAGGGTGTACTGAACGACCGTGACGTCATCCTCATTAACCATACCGACAATGATCCTGGTACGGGTCTGTACGTCCTGCGTATGGATGGCGATCTGATCGTGAAGCGCGTGCAGCGCATTCCTGGTGGCAAGATCAAGGTAACCAGTGCGAATACGGCCTACGAGCCTTTTGAAGTCGATCTGGCCAACTTGCCTAACGACTTCTCCATCATCGGCCGTGTCGTGTGGTTTGGGCGCCAAATTTAA